ATCGCATCACTTACAGCATATCTTCTTCTTATTTGTGGTTGTTTAGATTCATACTCAGAATTATGCACTAAAGAACCATTCCATTCTTTTACCATTTCGTCATAAGGAAAAGCCATACCGGATCTATCTGATATTGCTAATGATTTTCTGCCTGAAGCGTATTTTGCCATAATTATAATCCGTTAGGATAAAAAGATTGTGGCGTTATAAATGTAGATGTTCTTTGACCATCTTCATCTAACGCCCTTTTCAATTCATCTTCATATATTAATTTATTTTGTTGTACTAATTGTGGATTTTTTTTCATTGCTAAATAATAAGCTAAACCTGAACACATACATGGTAAAAATCTATATGCCACATCGGCTTGATTAGTGTAGGCTCCAGCATCTTCAATTCTTTTTACTATATAATATTTTAATGTTGTGTAAGTGTTTAAATCAGGTGCTTGATATAAAAATATTTTAGGTGTTGTTTCTCTTTGCACATAATATTGTGATGGTTGCCCAGTCGCTAATTTATTTGGTAAAGCTGCATAAGTGGATCTATCAATTTTTGTTAAAGAAACATCTTGTGTACTGGAAGTGTTTGATGCTGCCGCTGTTGAAGAAACAAAAGCTTCTAAAACATCACTAGTTGATGAGGGTGCAGTGTATTCAGCTTGTCCTGATACCAAAGTATTTTCAACTAACTCTACTTTCCATAAATGAACACCTCTATTACCCCACTCAGAAAATAATAAATTTAAACTTCTTCTTGCTGATCTTAAATCATAACCTGAGTTTGTTTGAATTGCACATCTTTCATATGCTTCTTCAATAATATCATCTATATTTAAATCAAATGATGTAAGACCTGATGTTGCCATAATTAAAACCTCTTTTTAATTCTAAACCGAGCTTTTCCTTTTGATGTTATTCCAAGATCTACTTGGATATTATCTTTATATATTCTACTATAATTTAAATTTGGATCTAAATCTACTTTAGTCTCCTCAAATACATTAATTAAATCACTGTCAGGTGTAATTTTAGGACTATCAATAGTAAACAACCTAACGCCAATTTTACCTTTTGAACCTTTTGGTTTTTTAACACTTCCACCCTGATCACGTTTTAAAATAGTTTTTACGTTAGTTGGTTTAGGTCCCACATTGGCAGCTGCCCGTTTCCTTGCAACGGCAGATTTTCTTTGTCCCTCTGTCATTCTTCTTGCTTTCGCTAGAGGCACGCATTTTGGATACTTCCGTTTCGCATCCGCAAGTTGTTTCGATCTTCCACACTTTGCGAAAGTACCATCTTTTCGCTTGCTCCCAATATCTACCCAATTTTGTTTGAACCATTCCTTTAGTCCTCCCTTAGACATTAGATCATTCCTTTATAATACTTTTCGTAAGATTTATTAGAAATTTTTTTCCCGTCTATATCACTTTTAATAAAAGAACCAATGTAGGCTCCTTGTTTTGCTTTAACCATTTTTTTTGCTCCAAACTTAATTTTACTTTTTGTGTTTTCTAAATTAAATTTTTCTGTAGGATTTTTTGGTTTACCTTTAGGAACATTCATCATGGCACCTTGAGATGCTGGTTTTGGACCTCTGAAATCTTTTCTTCTTACTCCAGATGGATCTTTAATTTTTCCCGCACATATTTTAGATGCGTAGGCATTAGCATAGGCCGAAGGGTACACCTTAAATTTTCTCTTTGCTGCTGCTTTACCTCTTGGACATAGTTTAGTCATTTTATTCTCCTTGTTTAGTGGCCACTTTGAGAGATGTTTTCTCCTTATTGCGGTCGTACAACTTTTTTGATTTTAACACTTTAGATCTGTAAGTTCTAGACCTTACGAGTTTTGCGAATGGATTGTTTACCTTTTTTTGCAATATTGACCACCTCAGATTTACCCATAACCTTAGCCCTTTGTTCCATAACTGTCAGAATTTGTATTTTTCTCGCAAAGGGTTTGTTTATATTTTTAACTTTTCTTACTGTGGCTCTAGCATCTGCTGGTGTAGCAAATTTAATTTTTACCGTATCTTTAGGATTTTCATCAGTATAAAGTCTTCTGTCAGAACCTTTTGGTTTTTTACCAGTTCCTTTTTTAGGATCTGCCACGTT